GTCAAACTCGTCATCTTTAAGTCTTAGTCTTGTAGTGTTTCTATGCTGCATAATCTAGTTTTAAATTTGCGTAAATATACAAAATACTATCTAACATAATTTCTGCGTAGAATTACAAAGAACAAAGCAGCTAACAAGACTATTAAAATAATCATAAAGCGATTGTCCTTTTCAATTACTTTGACCTTATCTACTGGAACTAATACCTCGCGAACTATTGTATCCCCCCTACATTCGACCTCGTGGTATATCTCTTGTCGTAGAGTGTCATAAAAGTACCTTAGAAACACTTTTTCATTGTTTATTATAGTAACAGAATCTTGCTTTATAATAGTCGCTGTAGTGTCGTGTATGTAGCTCTCTACTATTACGGTATCTACTACCTTTATAGTATCCTTAATTACTAAGCCATGTTTATAAGCATAGTTCTCTGCTCTCTTTACTTTTCTATTAAGTCTATTTTGTGGATTGCAGGAGATTAAGAATATACAAAGTATTAGTATTCTCATTTCTTAGTTAAGCCTATTAGCGAGTCATTAGACCTTAACAATAATAAACCTAGTGCAGCGACTGCACCCGCTTCTGTTTCGTTGTGTTCTTTACTAATGTATAAACATATAGCAATACTTAAAATAGTTAATCCCATTAAAGTTGTAACAATACCAGTTTTGAATAATCGTTTCATTTTGTTTTTTTTAGTTATTAATCTATTTGAAAATGTGCGCCATCCTTTCCCCAAAGGTCTTGACCCCAATTAAGGATAATGCCATAGTCTAAGGCTACTTCTTGTAAATGTCTAGCAATAGGCTCTAAGTATTTTAAATCCCACGAGGCCTGCTTTTCTACATAAGCATAGATGTCGAATGCACGCCCAGTCATATGCATACTTTTAAGAGTCCAAGTGATACGGCTTTTGTCAGGTCTACCTTCTAAATTAGTTATGCCTTTATCTATTAACTGCTCAGTAGTTCGACCTCTAGCATAAAGCTCCTCTTGTCTGCGAAAGGTTCTAAAGCCTCCATCTCTAGGGATGCCAAAATCATAAGGCGAGTGTTTAATACCCTCCTCTAAAATAGTTATAAGAATAGGAGATACATACTCTAATCTATCTAAACTTCTTGAGCTAAATCTATACATTGTTTTTTATTAAAATGTCCAACTTTCCGTTAATAGTGCTTATCCCTATTTTAACCTCGCTAAGTTCTTTGTTAATAGTGTCTAGCTCTGTTTTGTTTTTCTCCTCGCTTTTCTCCATTCTAGTATGAATACCTGAGAACTTTTTAAACATTACCGATTCGTTTTTTTCTATGTCTTTCTGCATCTGTCTTATTTTTTCCTCTTGGCTTTTGTCTGACATTACCATCTTCCAGTAAAAGCCTAAAGCACTTGCAACCCCTACTACTATATAGATTACATCTTTTAAAATAAAAGTAGCTTCCATCCCCTCCATTTGTCTGTCTTGTTTTATGCTTCTATATCTTCACTCCATGCTGTGGTCGCCATTAATTCTAGTGCTTCGCTATGTGTATAAATTCCAACTGGAATAACTGCACCGCTTTCTATAAATGTAGGCTCGTATCCTTCCTGCCATTTTATCACAAATTGAGTATTGTCTAAACTTTTGCGAACTGTAGATACTGAACTTTCTCCTACTTGAGCAAAGTCTATTAATCCTATGTCTGAAAGGTTAATTACTGCGTAAATTTTTGTATTCATTTTTTTATCTTTTTAAGGTGTGTCCTCTAATCTGTCTCCAGAATCCATATTAAAACTTAAAGCATTGCCTGTACTATTTGGTGCTTCTCCTATTCTATCTAAAAAGTTCATGTTTACAGAAGCTCCATCGTTGCTTCCAACTTCATCTGGGATAGTCCAGTCTGTTAATAAAGTGGCATTTTCTCCCATCTTCCAATGTGCTACTGCTCCACTTGGTAGTATTGTAGGTTCTCCACCGTTGTAGATGTCTATTGGATTAATTGTATTAGTATCCCAAGCAGCTACCTCGTCTATATTACCCATAAATGTAAGCGCTCCTGTAGGTTTAGCTGCTATTGTGTCAAATCTTGTATTGGTTACTGCTCCAAATCCAGTCTTAGTCTGCATAGATACCCCATTTAAAAACAACTCTACAGAATCTCCGCTTCTAACCCAACAAATGTGAATCCAATTTGTTGTATCATTTAAGGTATTTGCGATTGGAAAAGCGTTAAATGTAGAGTCGAATGTACCTACCTTGAAAATAAGTGTATTACTAGCTGAAATGTATGACGTAAGGTCAAAAGAATAAGTATCTTCTCCTAAAAGCATCTCGGTAGTAGATACTCTACCTCTTTTTATCCACATTGAAATAGTAGAGTCTGTGCCTAAATTTAAAGATGTACCAACATCAATATAGTCATTTATTCCATCTAGCTGAAAAGTGTAATTTGAAACTTTATCTTTGTTGGAATTATTAGGTATTAACCATTGTGGAGATTTGTAAGAACCGTTATCTCCCATTCTGTACCAAGCTATTGGGCTAAGGTCTGAAAGGTCTGTAGGTTTTCCGCTTCCATCCCAAACATCTGTAATATCAATAGCAGTATCAAAAACACTAACCTCATCAATACTCCCATTAGCGTAGCTTGAGTCTAATTTCCCTATGTAAACGGGAGCAGTAGTATTACCCATAGCTACATAAGTTCCACCGCTTACAGATGAGTCGTCAACCCTTACACCATCAACATATATCTTTATTCCATCCTGAGCATTACTTCCACCAACTCCATTGTATGTAGCTGCTACGTGATACCATTGTCCTGTATTTAATACCGTATTATAAACTCTAGCTCTATAAATGAAATTACTTGTACTATTAAATATAAAGAGCTGTAATTTGCCTGAGCCACTAGTTGCGAATTGATACTCTGATGTCGCGCCTAAAGACTTATTAAATATTCTAAATCCAGATGTGCTATCCATTTTAATCCAAGCAGAAATACTAAAAGGAGAATCTGTTGCACCATCGCCAAAGCTAAAGTCGTCGCTATCTCCTAAATTAAGGTAGTCATTTATTCCATCAAAATCTAGTGAATAAGTATTAATGAAAGGTGCGCCACCTCCTGCGCCTACTACTAGACCGCTATTGTATCTATATCCGTAACCGTACATAAACCTACTTTAAGATAGCTACAACGCTACCACTAGTTAAAGTTATTGCACTAAAGTAATCGCCTTTTTGAGGTGTTATTAATACTCCTGCTTTTACTCCTGTAGCGGGTACTGTGATGTAGCTAGATAGTACATCTGTAGCTGTATCTCCATTTACTTCTATTCTAGCTATTACCGTATCTTCTGCTACGTAGTAACTATCTGAATGAGTTGTATTCTCTACTGTGTCGTTTATTACTACGACTCCGTTTATGGCTATTAGTTCTCCTGAGTTTGTCATTTTATTTATTTATTAATTTTGTGGTATTTGGCATTCATCGTATTGTAATGGTTGTTTAAGTTGCATGGACATTGTCCACCCTGTTAATGTGTCGTCGAATCTCTCTGTAAAGCTGCTTATACTTCCAGTCTTTTCTATCTTTACAAATTTCCAATTATCTGTATAGAGCTTTTCAAAGTAGGCAATAGTATCTAAAAGAATTAGTAGTGTATCGCTTTTAACTTCTGTTTCTACCGTTCCTTCATTAGCCTTATCCATTACTAAGATATTAAAACCGTTAGTAATAAAGCCATCGCCAATACTTGCAGGGCTATCCTGAACAAATAAAAGCGGGTAGTTAAAGTCCTTTAATAAAGAATCGTGCTGTACAATTTCCCAGAGGTCGCCATTACCGAATTCGTTTATCTGCCTGTGGGCCGTTGCAAAGTCCTCGAACTGTTTTATTATTTGGTTGTACGTTATTTTCATTTCTAAACTTTCTTAGCTTCTTATCAACTATACTAAACTTTTTTACTTTATTCTTAGCCATATCTTAATCACAACAATCTCTTAAATAATCAAAGCCTCCCCTGCTCTTTTCATTACCTAAAAACAACCCACCAGTAAAAGCAGAGTTGCTAGGAAAGATGTCATCTGTATCTGAGTTACTTGTATATAAAGGAAACAATGTGTGGTTAGCAATAAGATAACGAACTATATCCTCTGCAAACATCTCCGCTTTATCTCGCCATCTATTCAATAAATGGTTTAAGTCATCAAAAGAGGTAGCTTGGCTATTCTCAGATGTCTGCTGCACTACTCCTTTATTCCTGTACTTGTATGCTAGTATTGGTGTCATCTCAAATACTAAGTATTTAAGTAAGCAAGGTGCGATGTAAGTATTAACTAATATAAGGTCATTTCCTGCTAGTGTTCCTGCTGCTGCTTTAGTTATTATATCATTAAATAAATCAGTACCTAGAATCGGTTTAATGTATTCACGTTGAGCAGTCCAGAGCGCGTCTACTATTAGTCTTTCGTCTACATTGTCATCTAGGATACTATTATCCTTTATGTAGTCCATGTCTATTAATAAAGTTCTAGCCATTTTGTTTCTCTTTTACTTCCCTTCTTATTGCTTTTGCTCTTTTACTATGTGGTCGCATTATAATAAATTCTATATCTTCTTTTAATTCGTCAGCTACTTTAACCGCTAAGTCCTTTTTAAATTTTAACCGTTGGTAACTACTAAGCATCTGTCTTAAGTCTTACAGTACGTGCAGACCATACATGCCTACAGTAGTTAGTTCTAGTTTTTGTTACTGGGTTATTATACCAACCTCCACGATGAGCAAATACGTTAGAGCCTTGTTTATTATTCATTGCTAAAATATCTTTAAGCTCATAGCTTCTATTCTCTTTCATTAACTTTCTACAAAAATCTCTACTACGCGCTCCTCTTAATGAAGGTGCATCGTGTCTTAATTTGTATTTGTAAACTGTAATTAACTCAGATGTTTCGCGCTCCCCTTCGTCTGTTACTTTTATTTGTGTCTTTTGTAAATCTAGTAAACCGTTTTTAACTAGTCTATCTATCCTTTCTTGCACTTCGCTCGGAGTTTCTCCTACTTGCTGCCCTATCTCCTCTACTGTTACTTTAGGAGTAGCTTTAACGATGTCTATTATTTGGCTGTCTATACTTCCTATGTCTGCAAAGTCGAAAGGGTTATAGTCTAGTTCCTTTTCGCTTATTACTTCTAGCTCATCTTCTGCATATCCAAACTCTGATAAATCAAATTTAAACTCCTCATCTTCGCTAAATACTTGCTCTGTTTTCTTTTCTAAAGGCTTTTCTAGTGGTTTGTATCCTGCAAGCTCTCTTATCTCGTCTGTAGTTAATACAGAAACTATAGTACTCTCTGATAACTGCACTTTAATAGGTGCTATCTTTTCAATCATTAGACCGCTAGGCATACCCAACAAAACAACAAAGTCATTAAATAACTTTTCGTACATGATTTGGTTAGGCTCAATATAAGAACTATTCATTGCTTCAATAGCCACCCTTAACTCGTCTGCGTTATTACTAAAGCCTGTGTCTACTGTTTTAATGAATACAGAAGCATCCACTCCATGCGCTGTGAATATCTCGTCTTGTATCTGTTGGTTAAGATTAATAAACTTATCGTCTTGTCCGTTTGGATTAGTAGATATTATTTCAACGCCTTTATCCTTTCCATCGTCAAAGATAATAACTGGCTCGCCTGCATTATTGCTACCATGATGTTTATTCTTAATCTGCTTTTTTATGTATGCTTGAGCTTCTTGAGTAGGTTGACCGTTGTGAAAGTTCCAGATAGTCCCTCCACTATATCCATGCTTTGTATTGTTTAACACATAGTTAGCTACTTCGTAATCTGCAGCAATGTAAGGAACTCCTGCTACATAATTTGGCAAGGGGTACTCTTTTAAGTTTGGTCTATAGCTCTTATAATAACAAATGTATCTTTCTCCTTTAATTGCAGAACCATCAAAAGGAAATGATGTTAAGGTTTCAAAGTCCTCATTGCTTGTAGGTTTCCTGCTTGCCCAATCTGAGGTATAATAATAAGTATCCTCCTCTACTCCTACGCGAATGTCTCCAAAGTCAATATGGTTTATTATAAGTCCTTTGCCATCTTTAGTAACTATTACTTCTAAAGCATAACCGCCAAAAAGCTCGTTATCTTTTACTATCTTTTTAGTAAGCTCAAAAAGTGAATCGTTCCCTACGTGATTAATAAAGTTTTCTAGCTTTACTTTGTCCTCTAGTGTTCTTACTGTTTGGTCGACTTTCCAACCTCTACCGCTTATGTAATTAGTCTTTCCGTTAACAATAGAGTTATGTTTACCTGACGTATTGTAAAGCTCTACTAGGTAATTAGGGTATAAATTCTTGTAAGGTGCTTCTGTACCATATACGATATAGTCTTTACCTCGTTCCTCTTTAAATACTGGAGGCTTATTAGCTTCAAAATTAAAGATTAAAATATTTTCTTTGTTCATCATGTTACTTGATGTGTTTTGTAGGTTACATCTATGTCGTGCTGATTATAGGTAGTACTTGCACGTTCTAAATCCATTAGTCCACTTTCTACTAAGCCAGTTGCTAAGGTCGGGTCTAAGTTAGTTGCTGAGGTTTGCTCGTAAACAAAATATTCGTATTGACCACCTGCTCCTAGTATAAGCTCTCCTGCTAATGGTAGGTCTGTTCCTTCTGTAAATACAAACTCGTTATACCTATCCTTGTATAAGCTAGTATCTGCCATTATACAATAGTAGCTAACTTTCTCGGTTACATTTCTAAACTGAAATAAATAAACGGGAGAAGATAATGTACTCTTTTCCTTTAGTGTTAAAGTTAGGTTGCTTGTCGTATTTTCGTTTATTAAAATCGGCATTATTCAGAATCTTTTTGTTCCTTCTTTTCCTTCTTTTTTTTCTCAACTTTGAAAACATCTAATCCCAATTTTTTGTATTTAGCAAACTCATTTTTATCGTTTACTATGGTAACGTGTCCGACTACTTTATGGTGGACAGAACCGCCTCTTTTATATTCATCTTTTAACTCCATATTATCTATTGTAAAAAAAATTAATAGTTGTATAAAATAAATGCCTTTAATAAAAATATTTTAATAAACCTAATTTTTAACTAATTATTTTTAGCTCTACAGCCTAATAGAAATAGGCTTTTAACGAACTATTTTTTTTAATACTAGCATACTAGCGAAAGGCGAAAGTGCCTTAAAACGCTTTAAAATGGCTTATAGCTATTATTGACAAAACCTAATTTTTTTGTAAGTATTTTATTTTTAAGCATAAAAAAAGGGTAACAAATTAATGCTACCCTCCTTTAATTAGTTGTTTAAAACTATGCTATTGTTAAACCTGCTACTACTGTAGAATCTACTTCCAACATCCGTTTAGCCTCTTTAGATGTGATGCTATATGTATATCCGTTGTGGTCTCCAAATGCTGCGCCAGTTACTGCTGTTCCTGTTAATTTATCAGCAGCGTAGTAAGCTCCGACTGTCCAATACTTTTCGTTCATGTCTTTGACAATCACGAATAACTGAGCTTGGTCTAAAAGCGTTAACTCCTCGTTTTCCGATGCTGTTAAATTCTTAGTATTAAAGTCTAAAACTGAATCGTAGAAATTTGTTCCATTCTCTAAAGAACCTGTGTGAGTTTCTATTAAAGAACCGTTTTCTTTTTCTAGAGAATAACGGTAAAAGTTAGTAGCTCCTGCTTGAGTCAATGCTGTAATTACTCCTGATGCTACTGTGTCTATTGTTATATCTCCAAAGTTAGCGATTAAAATTTCAGAGATTCCGCCCGTACTGTTTCTGCAGTCTATTGCTCTACCTTGTGTTAATGCACATGCCATAATTTATATTTTTTTTAGTGTTTATAAAAAAAGGGGTAAGGTATTTTACCCACCCCTCTCTTAGTTAATTGTTAAAGTACTACTAAGGTACTAATGTAAATTCTACTACTTCGTCTACGAATCTTACTTGTACTCCTCTTTTGAAAGTAACGTCGAAGAAAATGTTTTTCTCAGTAACTGGGTCTAAACGCACTTTCATTTGGTCTTCTTCTTGGTCTCCATCGCACCCTATTACTACGTTAGAGTTTCTAGTTAAAATCATTCTCTCTGTTCCTGCTGCTCCTGGTAGTCCTACTGTGCTTCTTAAAGCTACGTTTGTTCCGTAAAGGTTTACTTGCTCGCCATCTCCAGAGTAGTGAAATAAGTTAGCGTTTTTAAGTGCTACTACATACTTTTTGTAAACTGATGTAGGTACAAATAATGAAAGGTCATCTGCTTCAGAGATATTGTCAGGGATGCTTTCCCACATTCCGTCTAATATGTCTAGTACGTTAGAGCTAGAGATTCCAGTCGCTACTGTTACTGCTCCTGTGTTACCATCTACTGCTGCTCCTGCATCTACAATTTTCAAAAGACCGTCATAGTAAGACAAGTTGTTCACACCACTTAATGTGTCTCCTTGAAAGTCAGAGATAGTAAGTTGATTCTTCATAGCATTCATCTTCTTCTCCATGTATACTGCCTCAATCTCCATTGGCATTTCTTCTTCTCCTGCTGCTCCTTTCTTTACTAGAACTTGCGCCCAGTATCCGTTTAAGTCTTTAATACATAAATCTTCCGATACTGCGATTGCTCCTACTGTGATAGTACGTTGAGTTAATGCTGTAGTGTCTGCTCCTGTTCTTGAACAGCCATCTGCTCCAAATACTACATCTGTAGATAAAAACTGTAAGTTAGAGCTTCCTTTAATTCCTGTTTGAATGTCAGCTACTTCTGCTAATCCTCCTGTTGCTTGCATCTGTGCAATCAATGGAAAGTCTTGGTCCTCGATGTATGCTGATAATGTTCCTAAGCTAAATGCCATAATTATTCTTTTTTAATGTTTATTTATTTACTGTAAAAATTGATTTTTTCTTTGGAGAAATAACTCCACTTCTTTTCTTTTTGATTGGTGCTACGCTAGATTCTGTAGCTAACTCCTCTACTGCTGAGAATAACGCTTTCTCTTTTGTGTCTGCTTCTGCTTTGTATTTAGCAAATTCTGCTTTAACAGTTTCTAACTCCTCAGTAAGTTTTGCGAATTGCTCGTTGAATACTGTTTCTGTAGATTCGATAATCTTTCTAATTTTTGCTTCTGTTACAGTTTCAGCTTTTGGAGTTGCTTCTGTTTCCATTGCTTCCTCTTCCTCTGCTTCTACTTCTTTGATGTCAGAAATAGCACCTTCTGAAATAGTTACTACAGTTCCATCTGCTAGTGGATAATCTCCGTTAGGCATTGGAGCTACTTCGCCCTCTACTTCAACAGTAACTACTGCACCAACTTCTAAAGCAGGGTCTATGTTTACCATTGTTCCATCTGCTAATTCAGCAGCCATTAACTTAACTTCGGTTACTTCTGGAGTTGCCTCTACAGCTACCTCTGTTGTATCTTCGCCAAAAATTAAGCTCTTTACTTTGTCTAAAGTTTCTTTACTCATATTATCTATTGTTTGTTTATTTGTTACTTGTACATTGTCCTCTATACTTTTTTCAAAGTCTTGTATAGTTTTGATTATTTTATTAATTGTTTCCTCATCCATTGTAACTGGCTCAAGTTGTTTAAACATACCCTCTACACTAAAGCCTTTAAACTCTCCGTTCTTTACTTGCTCCCATATTTCATCGTTATCAACTTTTGCAGAACCCCACAGCGAACCGTTAGGTACTTTCTCAAATTCTTTAGGTGCTACCTTTCCCCTTTCATTGTCTATAATAAGGTTGTCTAACATATACACCCCTTCTGCAATTTGTCTAGGGTCATGCATTAAATTAAAATTGTTATTCATTCCTAGTCTGCTCTGCTTTTCTCTAATCTGCTCAATAGTCTTAGCTGAGAATTTAACAAAGAATTTCTCGCCATGCTCTCCTATTCGCGGTATAAGTAAATCAGCTACCATAAAGTAGCCTTCTATAATTCTTTTTTCTTCGTCTTTTACAGCAAATTTATATTCTGTCTGCTGACTGAATGCCATCCAATTTGAGTCTATTGCAGGTTGGTCTACGAGTGCTATAGCAGTTACTCCGCTTTCGTCATCGGTGTCTATTACCAGTTCAAATACTTCTATTTTTTCCATATCTATTATTTTAAAAAGTTGCGCTTTCTTCGATTACGCTTACATTGTTTTGTGTGTCTGTTATGTCGGTTTCTGTTACAAAAACTTGTTGGTCGCCTAGTATAGTGCTAGTATTACTTACTGGACTTAATTGCACTCCTCCTCCTGCATCTGCACCTCTTGGAGAATCTGCATCGCTTATAGAAGGAGGTGGAGGTATCTGAGCCGAACCTGAGAAAGTTTGTTTTCTAATAGCGTTTACTTGTAAAGCTCCTGCTGCTGCTGCTACTCCTGCTAGAACAAAATTTAAAGGCGGTGGCGCACTTCCTAATGCTTGTAGTACTGCTTGAGCAGTATTAACAATCCCCATCGCTATATTCATTTTTTTCTGCCTTTCAAAATGCTTCTTTAAAATAGCATCCTTTTGTTTAGCAAATATAAATTCCTGTTTTGCTGTTAGTGTTCCTCTTTTCTTAGCGTTGTTATATTCCGCATCAATTCCAGCTATAGCATTATCTCTGACTGCATTATTTAAATTTATAAGAGCCTGCCCTGTTTGCTCTGCTAGAGCTAACCCTTTTTGAACTCCTGCTACCGCTTCTTCATTTGCTGCTATCTTAGCTTGTTTTACCTCCTCTATTCTAGCTTTCTCTATATCTCCTAAAGCCGTTTCTCTAGCCATAGTTAACTCTATCTCAAGCTCTGTAGTTAGTAGACCCTGCTCCTCTAAAGTTGCTAAATTATTTTGAAAGTCCTCCTCTAGTTGTAGCCTTTGTCTTTCTGTTTCGCTTTTCTCATTTGCTAACTTAGCATCAAATAGTAGTTTATCGTACTCATCTCTTTTAGCTTGAGCTGCTTTTTCTGCTTCAAATCTTTTAGCATCCTCCTCTTTTTCTAAGTCTGCTAGTGCTTTATGTTTCTTTTGAGCTATAAGCATTTCAGCATCAAAAGTTAATTGCCCTTTCTGCTCTAGTGCTTCTAGTTCTAACTGGGTATTATATTCTATCTCTGCTCTTGCCCTTTCTCCTTCGTCTTGGATTAGTTGTATTTTTATATTTGCCTGCTCCTCCTCAAATTCTGCTAAGACTTTTGCATCTTCTATTAGCTTTTTATTATCTTCTAATTTACTTGCTGTTCTTGTCTTTCTTGACTCCTCTTTTTTCTTTTCTCTTTCTTCCTCTTTTTTAACTTCTGTTTCGCCTACTGCACCCGCTTCTAGTAATGCGTCTATCTCTTTTTGTTTAGCATCGGCTAACTCATCTATTACCTCTATTTGCTTTTGATTAGCTGCGATAGACTTATTAGTAGCTGCTGTTGCAAAGTCTTGAGCTTCAAATACTGTAAAAAGACCTACAGCTTCCTCAAATAAACCTTTATTGACTCCTGTCTGCGCTTCTATCTGCGCTTTAGTTTTCTCTTTTACTTGGTCAGCCCTTAAAGATGCTAGAGCTTCCTGCTCTGCTCTTAACATTATTAATTTAGTGTTTAATACTAAGGCTTTATTTATATCCTCTATACTGTCTTTTTCTGCATCTATATTAGAAAGTAAATTAGGGTACTCGTCTTGTAATGCTACAATAGCTTCATTCTTTTCCTTTCTTGTTTTAGACTCATCTTTTAAAGTCTTTTGTAGTTTATCGGATGCGCTTATTTCATCACCTACAGCATCTATAGCTTCCTGAGTTATTTGGTTGTTTAGTTTTTGTGCTTTGGTAGATAGTCCGATTGCTACTGTTAAGTCATCCCAGTAAACAATTAAAGTAGTTATTAATGCTATTATTGCACCGATGCCAGTAGCTATTAATGCCTTACCCCACCCTTTAGTTGCAAGGGTTAAAAGTTTCTGCATTGCTGTACTTTGTTTAAGTACATTAGTCCATAGCTTTTGAGCAGAACTCATCCCTTCTATAGCTCCCTTCATTCCCATAGAAATAGCCATAGCAGTTTCTATACTTGCTGCCATTTGCTCTATAGTTTCATTCTCGCCACCCATTAAGACTAGACTAGCTGTAACATCTCCGATACCACCTGCAACGCTTCCGAGTTCACTAGCTACCTGCTCTTGGTCTAATCCTTCAAAAGCAAGTTCCATGTTTTTAATCTCTTTGGAAGCTAAAGCCATTTGAGTAGATAGCCTTTTAAACTCTTTCCTTCCTTCCTCTGTTCTTCTATTAGTACCTTCTAGCTGAGTTCTTAAACCTTTATAACCTGACTCTAATTCCCCTAAAGACATCTGCGCTCTGTCAGCTTCTATCTCTATACTTAATGCTATTTTATCGTCTGCCATTCTTAGTAAGTTTTATATAGTACAAAGTTCGCGCTGTATATTTGGTCTTGAGTCTTAGCTTGTCCCCATTCTACAGTAATGTCTAGCGTATTGCTTGCAGTAGTGTCTATTGCTTGTACATCCTGAAAAACAAAACCCTCTAAACTTCCTGTGTCCCTATTATACGCAAAGTTTCCATTTGTGCAAATAGTTCCAGTTGCTCCTATAGTTGCTATTGTAAAGTCTAGTTCTAGCTCCCATCCTAAAGCAGTTACTGGACTTAAAGATATTGCTCCAGTAGATGCTAAAACCGTTGCACCTGTTTTAATTCTTATTGTTATGTCATCGCCATTTTGAGCAGAAATAACCCCTCCAACTTTTCCATGATAAGAATCGCCTACAGTAAAAAAGTCAGCAGGTACAGTCAAGCTACCTACTCCAGAGCCTATAACGCTTGTTTCTGTTACTGTGTTTGTAATAGTTGCACTTTGTACTGTTTGCGAATAAAGACCATATAAAGTCGCAGGGTTTGCGCTTCCTAGTATTGTATCCGTTCCTGCACTATCTCGTAAAGTGTAAGCGTTCGCATTATCACTATCTATAAAGATGTAAAAATCTCCACTAGGTGGGTTGCCTAATGTAGTTCCTGCTGCTGTGCCTATTTGTATATTTGCCATTTCTCTTATTTTAGTATTAAGTCTCCGTTGATAACTAGAACCCCCTGCACATTTAACCCTCCGTAATTAATCATTTGACTATATTGTATAATGGTTAGAATGTTGGTAGGAGCTATATAATTTACTCCAGAATATATGTCGGGGATGTATGTCATGTTATATTATTTTATAGGTTGCTCCATCAAATTGAATCGAATAAGAGTTATTAATTGCTGTTATGTTTTTAACTAGTAATCCATCTATTGAGTTAGGAGCGTTTACTCTTATTTGTAAAGTATTGTTTATAGCTATCTTTTTAAAGTTCCAAACCTTTCCGACTGTTGGAAAGTCAGGCAATGATATTGCTATAGTTCCTCCTGAGGTATCGCATAAGTAAGTGCTTATCTTTTCGTCTGCTGTAGTATTTGAGTTAATAGTTTCTACGCTTCCGCTTCCTTTTATTTCTCCATTAATATATGTAACATTAGACTCTGTTACTGTTACGTTATTGGTGTTTATTAAAGTTATGTTTTCTAGGTTTGACTCTATTACATTATTGTCGCCTTGAATAGTTATGTTTTTACTTCCTGTAAATACTTTGTTAGAATCTCCTTTAATGTCTACAAACATTGCGGTCTTATCTATAAAGTTGTTTAACCCATCTACGTGGCTAGACTTCATGTTTAGTATATTGTTTCCAGAAAGTACATCCTGAAATATATTAGGGATTTCTTCATCTCCTATAAAGCCTCTGCCTACTCCTATTATTTCTTCAGTTATTACTGTTGGTGTAGGCACTTCTTTAAGTTTTAAAAACTCGCATTTACTAGGTTGATAGATAGAGCTACTATACATAACTTTATGTAGTGTCCAGTATTCATTTTCAAAGAAATAAGAAGGTCTAAAAGATAGGTTTAAAATGTCTGTAGGATTTAACAAAAAATATCCTTTGAATATCTTACTATCTTTGTCTGTAAGCTGCTCTAATTCTTTTCTGTGATATGCTAAATATAGATTGTTATTCGTTACTGTAATGCTAGACCATGTATTATCATAATATATCTCTCTAGGCAATCCAAAATTAATGTCTAAAGTCGGGTTATAAGGGTCGTCAAAATGTCCTGCATAAGGATAAGTAGACTGTATAACATCTCCAGCTAGTGCTTCGTGAGTCCAATTAATAATACTAGGTTTTAAACCTCCATAATATAGTATTCTTATATTTGATTTAACTGTCTTTTGCTGTAAGTTAGAATCTACATCTATAATTGTAGGGATAACTCTATCATTTGTTAGCTGTCCTACTATTGGAGTAGGCGAAAAGATAAGCTCTGTTTTATGGTCTGTTTTATTAAAATCATTATCTAAGTAGATGTTTCTAGTACCGTATATGTCTTGCCAACTTGCTTCATATTTCTTGTTGTAATAGTCAGCATCCCTTTTATAAGTGTATATGTATCTTTGCTTATTAGTTACTCCTGTTGGCGTTAAATTATGCTGCTTAGAATAGTCTAGCTTCTGAGTCCAATCTATTACATCTGTAGTGTAAAAATCGTTTCTAGTTTCTATTATAATATTTTTAGGGTTGCTTTCGTCAGGTATCATGTAGAGGTTAAACATCTTAATAAGAGATGTTAAAAAATCTCTTTGTTTTACCTTGTCAGGAATAGCTGACACCATCTCTATATTGTCGCCTTCAAAATAAGGAGAGTCTAAAACATTAAGAGAAAGGTTAGCGGTTAAAATTGTTATTTTAAAATCTGCGTCATACTCATCTTTAGTAAATGGAGGAATAGGTAACGGCGTACTATTATCATCGTAATAAGGCTTCATTTGAGACGAATTCAAATAGCTTCCTCCATTAATAGGTATAGACCTAAACTGCCAAAGAGAATCGAATTTAATTAATACCACATCTCCAGCAGTTAATTGTATATCTGTATTTACTTGGTACTTGTTAGGAGGGTTATAGTTTCTGTCCGCAAGCGTAGGTGTTATAAAATTACTGTCAGGATAAGTAGTGGGGCTTGCAGTTTGATAAGTAACAGAAGGAGTTAAGTTATTTGCAGTAGTATAAGAGCTTTCAGCATTTGCAAATACTCCGTTTACTTCTATTCTAAAAGTATTAACAAAAGCTGCATCTCCATTTAAAAGCAAATCTCCTGCTGCTGCGCTTCCTGCTTCTGGAGTTGTATCCATTTGCAAAGTAGCATCTAAAGATATTCTATAAAAACCAGTTGCACCTATTGTTAACTCTCCTGTAGCGGGGTTATATTGGTTGTTTGCGTCAACTACTTCATTTGATAGTCTTAATGTATCCTGTGCAAAAGTAGGAACAGGATATGCAGATGAATCTAAAGTAAAATTATTAGTTCCATTAGACACAAATAAAGGAGTGTTTGCTTGCACCCTTCTAGGACTTAAGTCTGTTTGAGTTGGCTTAAATTCCTTGCCATTAAATGGAATAATTAAGTGTTTAAATAAAGAGCTATTAAAAAAATTGGATGTATATGTATATCCCGAATCTGCAAACATTCTATCTATATAGTCTTTGGCATAAATAGCAGGAAACATCTCGTCTACATTATATACCTCTATATCCGTATCATTTCCGTAGTTAATCATAGGATAAGTGTATCCGCTTCCATATTGGAAAGGTTCTACTGCTCCGTTTAAAATATAGCTAGTATCCCAACTATTTTTTTGTATTGCTTGAGTGTAGTCATGGTTTAACTCTTGCCAGTTCATGCCTACGTCATTCAGAAACTTGTTACCTAGCTCTCTAAATATATTAGCAGTTTCTCCAAATAGCACTACGCTATAGTCTACTTGGTTGTAGTCTTTTTTAATTATATCTTTTAACTGAATAAACCCACTAAAGACAGCTATATCATTTTGGTAATAAACAGCATCTAGTTTTAAGTTTGGGTTAAATGTAGAATCTGAGTTAACCTCAAATACAAAGTTTAGTTTATCATTTATTGCTTTACTTCCCGGTAGCTTAATTGTCTTACTAAAGCTAGACTTTACCTTATCGGGTTGCTGTATATCTTTAATACTAAAAGTTAAGACAGTAGAAATACCCTTGTCTATTGGGATGTCTATCCCTTCTATTGTAAGCCTTTCTTTTACCATTTATATTCTTTGTCTATAATCGTCATAACCTAGCTCTAGCTCTACATCTATTTTAAATAGTTTCTCCCTTACTACTTTCTTTTTAGTGTAGCTGCTCGCTTTAATCTTAGCTACTGCTGTAAGTTCGTTGCCCTCTTGTAGGTATATCTCAGGGCTAGACATCAACTCTAATAACCAGTTGCTCTCCTCCTCGCTTATCCAGTCAGACATGAGCTTAATAGTTTCGCTTTTCTTTGTGTAGTAAGTTACCTTTTCGCGCTCATTCATAGAGTAGACAATATCAGTACCCACGACTGTATCTACGTTTACTTTCATGTCCTTTTTTTCTATCTTAGTCATAGACTCATCCCCTAGATAGAAAGTAAAGTTGTCGAATGCGCCTAAGTTGTTTTGGAATATTAAAGTGTTAGTATTGTATTTACAAGACTCCTCTATTACAAAAGTTCTAGTTTCTGATGCAGGAGCTAGTGCATTCGATTTAGCTAAGATAGTATAAGATGCTACAGTACTATCAATTATAGGCTGTACTCCCGCTAATAAATTTGCATTATCTATAGAGTTAAGTGAGGCAGGAGATGAAGGTACAAATTGAATCTCTCCAGAACTAGCAGAAGGGTCTATCTCAAATGTATTTATAGTAGCTCCTGCGCTATCTTTTGTAATAACTTGAAAATTAAACAATGGAGCATCTGTCTTATAATAAAGCCATCCATGCGAGTTGATAGATACTTTATGGTTGTCAGGCATATTTGTAAGGAATTTCTTAGTGCCTCCGAATATTGTAAACTCGTAATCTGTTACATCCCAATTAATGAAAGGTCGCTTTTCTAAAGAAGCATTAAAAGCGCTTCTGCTTGAGTCAATAGTAAGGTCTGGATACTGTACTACTGTAGCTCCATACTCCTCGCCAAATTTAACTATATAAGTTAGTGAGCTATTACTAGCTTCATAAGTTCCTGCATCTGCTGTAGGGTCTGGATTACCTACATTGCTTGTAAGAGCCGATTCTAAGACACGATGTATATCTACCTTACCGTAATTGTCAGAAGGTCTAACTGGTATTCTTAAACGTACTGTTTTAGTTACTGAACCATTTATATAGATGTCTACTAAGTGTGCAAAGTTTGGCTCTGTATAATTGTCAGATTCTATAAGATACTCCATTTTGTTATAAACAGGAGCAAAGTCTTTAGGAGTTGCTAGTATAGTTATTGCCATTATTTAAGTCTTTTGAATGTGTCTGTTATTACTGTTTTTAAGTCTCCTGCTGCTGCACTTGCTAAGTCTTTTTTAAGTTTATCTAGTCTAGCCTCTGTTACTACATTGTCATAAAAGTGGTTGCCCTTAGTTCCTTTCTCTTTCCAACTTCTAGCCATTGCAAAAGCCTGCGAGTCTTTAGAGCCTACCTTGTACTGTTTACCTGCTAAACTTGTTATAGTGCTTCCTTTAGTTTTAAACAACCCTTTGTTATTCATCCATTGTTTAGCAAAGTAAAAAGGTATCTTAGAGCTAGACATATAAGAGTAAGGTGTATTCGGTCTTTTCTTATCTGTTCCACTTACCCCCTTATTCACATAGTCGTAATAGTCTTTAAGCCTAAGTGAGAATACAAAGCCCTCGCCATTTATTACAGATGTAAATTCTATTTGCTCTGCTAAGTCTCCAGAAACATAAGCCTTGTCTTTAACTAGCTCAGCTTTTAAGTCCTTCTGC